GTGCAAACGCAAAGGTAAATGGTTGACCAACAAAACGTTGAGTAAATAATGCTGTATCAGTCCAAACATAGATTGCATCTCTACCTCTGATAGCTCCTCTGATCTGTGATCCGTCGGCCAGTCTTTGTGTGCCAGCTGTATTGGTTGCTGTTGGTATGTAAGTATTTATATCTTCTTGGTCCGAGAATCTAATAAACATATTATCTTGTGTTGTTGGTGTTCCAATAGTTGTTTCTGTTCCAAAAAATACTAAGTGACGATCCGGCGTAGAAACCAACATATGTCTTGATGCAGTTGGTGCACCAGATATAATTGTAGCTCTAATATTCTCTGCTCCTGTAGCAGCTGAATCCCATTCAAATACTGCACTGTCATGAATTAAACAAATAGCTTTATCACCAAAATTATCTAATGACCACATACCTGGTTCAAGAATTAAATCACCTGATGCAGCTTCACCCCATGCTACAAAGTTTGTTGTACTTGTAACAGTTGCTCCACCACTATGTGCAGCTTTTGTTGTGCCTCTTACTTCTCTTGTTACACCTGTAAGTTCATTACCAGATATACCTGTGTAAGATATTTCTTCATTATCTATTTTAATAAAGTTTGTACCTGAGTCTGGAAACTGTGATACATCTCCTAATATAATACCTGTTGTTACAGCATCATTAATACCATTTGTTAATGTTGTTGTAGCTTCTCCTGCTACTTCACCACCCCATGATCCAAGTGACCAACCAAAACCTTTTGCTTGTACAGCTGGTCCTACAGGATAATAATGTTGTACTCTAATACCACCTGATGTTGTTGCACCAGATCCAGATTCATTACTTGGCATTGTAATTGTAATTGTTGTACTTGTTGGTACAGTCGCTACCATAAATTTTTTATCATTAAAATCAGACGCACCATAATTAGAGTTAGTTATTGCACTAAAATTATCTAATAAAATTATATCTTGCTCAGATATACCATGATCACCACTAAAAGTTATTGTAACAGTTGGTGATCCGTTAGTTGTGCTAAATGCACTTGTAAGAGTGTTTGTAGATTTAATTGGGTGTATGTCATAAAATACACCTCCAGAGTATGCATATAAAATTCTGTTTGTACCAATGATTGCATACTTTCTAGCTTTACTATTTACAAAATGATGAAGCCCTCTACCTGCACCAGTCAGTGCGTCATCACCTAATTGTTTCCAACCACCTATTTTTTCAGGTGTACCATATCTAAATCTTACGTTATCACAATCAGTCCATTGACCTTCAGCTGTAGTAGGCGTTATCTGTTTATTAATTCCTGGTTGAAAACCTATTTTTTGTAACATATTTACCTTCCATTGTTTGGAACGCCATTGCTATTAACAAAAGGAGACTCTGCAAAAGCCATGAAAAGCATTGGGCCTGACCTATTTATTGTGTTACCACTACTTCTTATTTTAAAACCATTTGATAAAAAATCTAATTGTTTTGTGTCTGTTGTTTCAGCAAAACTTTTATTTGCATAAAAAAAGTAAGGTGCAGTAGAACTATTTATTGCATTATGTGCTTTATTGTTAAGTACAACCCAGTTATCTGATGCATCAGTTGGCTTACACATTACCCAAGCTGGAGCGAATCCTAAATGCACGTAGGTCCCATCAGTTGAAGAATTCCCAGTATACATTCCAAATTTAGAATAGCCTTTTTTTTCACAAAAAGCATAACAAACATGAGTACCACCACTTTCATTTGCATCTCCACCATTTTGTAAATAAACAAGAGAAGAAGTTGGTAAACTTTGACTACTATTACTTTTTGAACCTTGAGTTTCTAAAAATAAATAATCTAAAGTTCCATCAATTACAGTGTTCATAACTAACCATTGACCAGTATTATCTCTTCGTTTACAAATATAAATTTGAGGTGTAACTCCCAACCCGTGACCTAAAGATTGATTTGAACCACCATTACCTGTGTATGTTGTAACGCTAAATCCAGCAGTTTGATTTACTGTTTGAGTTCCATTAATATCTCCATCAGAATTTGTTGAAGAAGAGCCCCCAGCTTTCCAGTTAAAAGCTACATAAGTTCTTCCACTTACATTTGTGTTTCCCCCACTACCACTTCCATTCATGGTAAATCCATCACTATTTAAAGATGTAAAACCATCACTAGCTCTGTTTGCTGCAGCGTCAGTTGCGTTTGGTGATAAAGAATAAGTAGTTCTTAAAGCATCGAATACTTGAGATCCATTAGCATCACTTCTACATTTAACCCATAACCAATCAGGTTGCAGATCTTCAGAACCATCTAAAGTAATAGCATTTGTACTACCATTTCCTGAATATAACTTTGCTTGAAAAAAAAGTTCCGCATTATCTATAGTCGTATAAGCCATTATCCGTACTCCGCTAGGTTTTTTGTGTTTAAAGAAAAATAGCCCGAAGGCACTGTATATTCAAAGTTTCCATAGCCATTACCATCTGCGTTGCCTGATGAAACAGTATAAGTATTTGTTCCACCAAAATTTCCTTGAACTGTAGCTTTATTGGTATCTTCTTTTACTGCACAAATAAAACAATATTCATCTGTATTAATATTAACAGTTCCAACTAAAGAACCATTTAAATAAAATTTTAAAGTTTTTGTGCCACTATCTAAGTCTAATGCTAATCCCATAATATCTCCAACATCAGGTGTATCTGATAAATCAGTCCCACTATCTGAGCCATTACGATTTATTTGTGCATTATTAACTCTACCAGCATAAATGTTTGTGCCTGAACTTTCGTAATAGGCTTCACTATCTGCATGTTTAAAATCTGCTGTTGATGCTATACCAAAATTAGGAACTGATGATGTTGCATTTCCCTCAACAGTTAATTTCATTTCACAAAACCATTTACCAGATGATACTGCAAACGTACTAAAAGCTGTATTTTGACTGGATGTTTCCCCTTCAACTGTTAAATTACCATCTAGTAAATTATGGTTTGTAAAAGTTGGAGGTATTAGACGATTCCATGTTGCAAAATTATTTGTGCAAGTATCAGTAGATTGATCTATTGCTGTAAGATTACTAACTGTAAAGTTATTAGAACCAGCAGCATCATTACCTAAAGCTGAACTATCTTCAAAGTCTAAATAAAATCCATTTGTGCCAAAGGTTAAACCAGATACATCTATTGGTTTCCAAATGTTAGGACTATCACTATCAAATTCTCCAAATGAAGTTGGGTCTAGTGCTTGACCATCAATTAAAACAATCTCTGCCATGTATCCAATAAAACCATTATTTCCTAAACTATCTCCAGCAGTACCAATTACATTATTTTGACCTGATGTGTTCGCTTCTGTGTCGTGATTAACACTTGGATATGTTTCTGTACTAAATGAAGTTTCTTGTACTCCATTGATATATAATTTAACTCTATTTGA